CTTTCCGCATGGGCAGCAGCAGACGTGGTGCAAAGCGTCGAGCAACTCGCGCAGGAGACGAGCACTTCCCGCGCTGACGTCGTGCGAGCCGCTATCGACTTCGCGCTCGCGCACGACGACTTCTACGTGTTTTTCCTGGAGGTGACACCGGTATGAGTGTGATCGGTTATCGCATGCCCGACGTGCCGTGGAATGGGCTCACCGTCACAGACCTCTTTTGCGGCGCCGGCGGATCATCCTCCGGTCTCGTCGAGGCCGGGTACCGGGTCGTCATCGCGGCGAACCACTGGGCGCTGGCGATCGAGTCCCACCAGATCAACCACCCGAACACGGACCACTCGCAGGCTGACATCAGCCAGGTGAACCCTGCCTACTTCCCGAAGACGCACGTGCTCTGGGGCTCCCCGGAGTGCACGAACCACTCGATCGCGAAGGGCGTGAAGCGGCAGCGGCAGCAGGATCAGGCGCTATTCGAGATCGACGGCACCCGCCCGCTCCCGGACGAGGCCGCGAACCGGTCCCGCGCGACGATGTGGGACATTCCCCGGTTCGCCGAGCACCACCGGTACATGGCGATCATCCTCGAGAACGTCGTCGACGCGTACCGGTGGGACCAGTTCGAGGCGTGGCAGATGGCGATGCGTTCGCTCGGGTACCGGATGCAGATCGTGTGGCTGAACAGCATGCACGCGCAAATCGGCGGCCTGCCCGCGCCGCAGTCCCGCGACCGCATGTACATCGTGATGTGGCGAGAGGATCTCGTGTCGAAGGACCGCCCAGGCCCGGACGTCGGGAAGTGGACGCGCCCGATGGCGGTCTGCCCTGAGCACGGCGAGGTGCAGGCGGTCCAGGCTTTCAAGAAGGCCGAGCAATGGGGCCGCTACCGGGCGCAGTACCTCTACAGGTGCCCCGCGTGCTTCAAGGTCATCGAGCCCGGCTGGCTGGCCGCCGAATCGATCATCGACTGGTCGCTGCCCGCGCCCCGCATAGGCGACCGCGCGAAGCCGCTCGCCGAGAAGACCCGCGAGCGCATCCGTCGCGGCATCGAACGCCACTGGAAGCCGTTCATCGCGAAGGCCGCGGGGAACACCTACGACGGAGTCACGACCGGTTCGAACTACCTCCGCGTGTCGGACCTCGACGCGCCGATGCCCGCCCAGATGGGCACCGCCGAGCATGGGCTCGCGGTACCCCCGTTCCTTGCTCAGTTCCGCGAGCGAGCGCGCACGCAGACGCTCGTCGAGGCACTGCCAACGGTGGTGGCGGATGGCGCGAACCATGCGCTGATCGTGAACCACGTCAGCGGCGCGGATGACTCCCGGTCGACGTCCATCCGCGACACTCTCCCGTCAATCGTCGCGGGCGGAACGCACGCCTCGCTGTTGATCCCGGTCGAAGGCCGTGACGGCAAGAGCGCGGCGTCCGTGGCGGACCCCCTGCGCACGCAGTCGACGCGGAACGAGACAGCCCTACTGGTGCCGTACTACTCGAAGGGCGCCGCACGCCCGACGACAGAACCGATGGGCACCGTCACAACCGTGGACAGCGCCGCTCTCGTCGTGCCGCTGCGCAACCATGGCGTCGCGAAGCCGGCCGCGCACCCGATCGACACCGTCAGCGCAGAGGGCAACCATCACGCCCTCGTCATGCGGAACAACACGGCGCGCGGCGACGGCGGGCAGATGTCCACACCCGTGCACGAGCCGCTGCGCGCACTCACCACGGCGGGACACCAGTCCCTGATCGAGCCGGGCGAACCGATCAGCCTCGACGTCGACGACGCCGGATTCCGCATGCTCGAACCACACGAAATCCAGCTTGGCATGGGCTTTGCGCGCGACTACCACCTCGTGGGATCGAAGCGCGACAAGGTCAAGCAGGCCGGAAACGCCGTCACGCCGCCAGCCGCACGCGACCTCGGTCACGCGGTCGCTGAGTTCCTCTTGGCGGTGGCGGCATGACGTTCCTCGCCCGCCTCAACAGCCCATGCGCCGGCTGTGATGACCCGATAGATCCGGGCGACATCGTCGAGTACTTCGAGGACGAACTCGTGCACGAGGGATGTCGCCCGCAGCCGGCACCGGCGCCGCGGCCTGTGTGCCCGATCTGCTTCATGGAGATCGCTCTGAACGGAGCGTGCTCATGCGACCTCTGAGAAAAGCCCCAAAGCGGGCGGTGTCAGCTCAGGATCACGTCGAGAGCAGCCTCAAGCGTGCGCTTGATCACGGGCGCGCCGACACCCGCGAAGCGAGTCTGGAGGGCCCCGTGCTCGTAGTCGCCATATGCCGTGATGTAGCCGACGACCGAATCTCCCTCCTTCACAATCAACTCGGTGTCGACCCCCGCTGCTCTGCGCGCCGTCGGCCCCAACGTGACGGTTCGGTCACCGTAGGTAACGGTGAGAGGTTCGCGCTGCGTGCGGTGGATGAACTCTGGGCTCAGCTGGGTCATGCGGCGCAGCCTACCGCTGTCCTGACGGCGGTTGAAGGGGTCCGGGCATGACCGTTCGCGTGGTGCTAGATCTCCCCGACGAGGTGTACATCGCCCTCGCTGACCGTGCCGAGGTCGAGGAAACGCAGGTCCACAAGCTCATCGAGGCGGGCCTGACGAAGTCGTTGCACCGCCGCCGCAATTCGAGGTTGACGCGGGAGGTGTCCGAGGCGATCTGGCACATGTCGAAGGCGGGCCTGTCCGACAACAGGATCGCGAAGAAGCTCGGGTTCAACCAATCCACCGTGTCGAAGCACCGCGAGGCGCTCGGCCTTCCCGCGCGCTCCGCCAGCCCAAATCCGAAGGCGGGCGGGTCATGAGCCGGCACGTGCCCAAACCGGTCCTGGCGGAGCTCGAGCGGCGCGACGGACGCCGCTGCGTCCTCACCGGGGAGGTGACGGAGCGTCTGGTCCCCCAGCACCGTCAGGGCGGCATGGGCGGCCGAATCGACAAGCACCGCCTCCCCAACCTTGTCTGGCTGGACTCCATCCTGAACGGCCACATCGAGGCCCACGCGGAGTGGGCGGCGGTCGCGAAGGTGTGGGGCATCAAGGTGCCGGTCTGGGTCGTCGACGTCTCCCGAGTGCCCGTGTTCTTCCGGTACGAGCACGCCTGGTTCCGACTGGACGGCACCACCCGCGAGAAGATCCGGGCGGCCGAAGCGCTCGACATGATGCACGCCGTCTACGGCGACCAGTACTTCACGTGGAGGAACACTGCATGACCTGGTTCAAGGTCGATGACGGCTTCTACTCGCACGAGAAGGTGCTGACGATTCCCCGTGCTGTGCGCGCCGTCGCGCTCGGCACGTGGATCGTGTGCGGCACATGGTCGGCCGATAAGGATCGTGACGGTGTGGTGCCCGCGCACATGGTCGAGGAGCTCGGCGGGACGTTGGAGGGCGCGGCCTCGCTCGTCGCCGCGAAGCTGTGGAAGCGCCGCAAGGACGGCTTCGTGTTCGTCAACTGGTCCGAGTTCCAACCGACACGCGAAGAAAAGGCCGCGAAACGAATCGCGGAGTCCCAACGCAAAGCCGAGTACAGGGCGCGGAAGGCCCGTGAAAACGCGGGAGTGTCCGCAGATGTCCCAACGGGACAAGACCAGGATGACGCCCCTCCCGTACCCGACCCGACCCGTACCCGACCCGAAAGAGAAGAGAGAACCTCTAGCGAGGTTCTCTCAGCGCCTAAGGCGCGATCGAACAGAGGATCTCGGATTCCTGAACCGTTCATCGTCACGGGCGACATGCGCGCATGGGCGGCATCGGAAGTCCCAGGCGCCAACGTCGACGCGATCACTCGCCGATTCGTGGACTACTGGCGCGGCGAGTCCGGTGTGAAGGCGTCGAAGGTCGACTGGGTCGCTGCGTGGCGGAACTGGCTTCGCCGCGCCCATGACGAGAACGGGCCCGGCCACGGCCGGCCACTCACGAGGACCGAACAGAACATGGCCGTCGTCGCGCAGGTCGCGGCCGCCGAAGCGAACGAGCAGAAGGGTATCCCCGCATGAACAAGACCGAGGTCGGGAAGCTGCTGACCATCGCATCCGGATTCGACCGACGCCAGGTCGACATGATGACGATCGAAGCGTGGCACGCGGTGCCCGTCGTCGCTGGCGCGGACTTCGAGGTCGCGCAGCAGGTGCTCATCGATCATCAGACGTCCCCTCAGGCGGCTGAGTACTTCACCGTCCGCCACCTCGCCGCTGGTATCAAGCGGGTCGCGCGGTCGAACCAGGGCGACGTCGAAGCGGATGTGCGGTCAGCGAAGGCGCGCGGGCTGATCGGCGCCGAGCACCCGCCACGTCAACCGCTCCCGGCGGATGTCGCGGCGCAGCTCGCTGCCGCCCGTCAGCGCGATCGTGAGGTTGCGGTGCGCTTCGAGATCGGGACGGGAGGTGGCGACGATGCCGCGTGACTGGTGGGTGCTGATCGACAAGAAAGCGGCCCTGCGCGAGCAGCACGCGCGACTCTCGGTCCTGCTGCAGGAGCGTCCCGGGTGCGCGGTCGACCGAGAACGGCAAGAGCGTCTCGCGATCGACAACCGCCGCTCGGTCGCGGGGGCGGTCTACTCGCGCACGGACCGCGAGCTGCACGACATCGAGGACGCCGACCGCTTCATCGCCGAGATGGAAGCGAAGCGCCGCGAGGCGTTCCTTGCCCGATACGAACAGCGCCGCGCGGCCGCCGCCTGATGGGCGCGAACGAGAAGCACGCCGCCACCTACCACGGCGGATCCGAACCGAGAGATCAGGAGAGAACGATGAAGGCATACAAACTGCGCCTGAAGGTGCGCGACGGCGGTCTTTCGCACCGCATCCTCACGATTCGTGTCGACCGGCGCAAGTGGTGGGACTGGGGCCACATGCTGATGACCCTTGTCGGCCAGTACCGCACCGGCACGTACGAAGTGCCGCGCGGCCGCGACCTCTGGTATCGGTTCGCCGACGACAACGAAGCACGCGGCCGGATCATCACGACCCACGCGTACGCCGCCGTGCGCGCGCTGCCCGACGCGTCATGGAAGGTGCTCGACGTCCAAGACGAGGGCGGGACGGTGATGATGGGCTGGTGGGGCGACCGGATCACGTTCCACGGTCTCGCTCGCCGCGAGCTCGCGCTGTTTCGCCGCTGGGATTTCTGGGAGTGCCGCGCTCGCGGTGAGTGGTTCGGCCTCCGCCGTTGGCTGTACTACCGCGGCCTGCACGCTGCCGTGCACCGCCGTATCCCGTTCACATGCCAGAAGACGCCTCCGCGAGGTTCAGGCGGGTACGCCCACTGGCACTGCGAACTCCGCGGGAAGCACTCTGTCCACCGCTTCGGCAATTACACGTGGGCCGAGAACACCCCTCACGTCGAGTACGCACCTGACGACAGCGCGCGAGGACGCAGGAGCGCGCGATGAGCGATGGCCCGATCAAGCGGGACCGTGAGGCATTCGCCCGCCGGGCGCCCGTGAGCACGAACGCGAAGACCTCGCTGCACTTCTCGGAGGGCCCCCACAACGGCACCCGCGCGTACTGCGGACACCGCGGCGGGACGCTCACCCGCGTCCTCGCGGACGTGACGTGCTCCGTCTGCCTGGCCGCGTGGAATGCCGACTGCGCGGACGCAGATGCGAACGGCACGCCGCGCGACCTCGGCCGAGTGCTTGGGGGTGAGACAAATGCCTAAACGGATCCAGATGACGCGACAGCGGCCATGGCGCGCGAACAATCCCGACGCTGTCCGGGTGGACCGCGCGACGAAGTACGGCAACCCAATCCGGATCGTCCCCGTGCGAAAGTCCGGACCGTTCGACCTGATGCGCGACGGCGTCGGGTTCATCGGCCAGCACACCGACCTCGAAGAGGCACGCCGCAGTGCAGCGCGAAGGTTCGGCGATCTCGTCCGCCTAGGGCTCGCAGTCACCCTCGACGAGATCCGCCGCGATCTTGCTGGCCACGACCTCGCCTGCTGGTGCCCGCTCGACCACCCCTGCCACGCCGACGTCCTCCTCGAGCTTGCGAACGGACCCTCCGCATGATCCTCTGCATCACCACGACTGGGCTGCACGTCATCCGCCCGTGCACGTACCGCGGCAAGCACGGCATCCTGTGCCCGGACCGGGACGTGAACCGCGCCATCCACGAGCACCTCCACGGCGAGGCGCCCGAGGAGACGTGCACCGGATGCCTCCCCCGGCGCGCCGACCGCGGCTACCTGTGCCATCGGTGCTACGACCGGGTGCTGGAAGCGCACAGCAAGTGGGGGCCGTTCGCGAAGCTCGTCATCGAGACCGAGGGACGCGCGGTCGCTGCCGAGGGCGACGGGATCAAGTCCGCCGCGCCCGACGGCTTCACGAACCTGCCGCTGACGTTCCTGACCCTCGACGAGTGCGAGCGGCTGCTGCGGTCCCGCGCCGGCCGCACCATCGACCTCTGGGTGCACACCGAAGACGGCGCGCGCGACGCGATCATGTTCGCGCACGCCGCCGAGCGCGCGTACCGGTCCCTCGAGGTCGAGAAGCGCGAGCTTCGCCTTGAGCGGGTCCGCTGCCCTCACTGTCAGCACCTGTCCCTGACGCAGAACCCCACCAGGGAGCACCGCGGGGCGACGCTCATCGAATGCCAGAACTGCGGCGAACCCCTTGACAAGATCCGCGACCACACGCCCCGCTGGGTTGGGTCCGAAGTCTGCGCCGACGCCGACCACCTCGACTGTCGGTCGCTGCACTGCCGCTGCAGCTGCCACGAGCTCGGCCGACCGTCCCAGGTCGCCGGCGTCGCCGCGCTGTGGGACGCCGACCTCCACGCCGCGCGCCCGGATCTCGCCCCACGCGACCTCTGGACCGTCGCCGACGCCACCACCATCACCCGCCGAGACACCGAGAACGAGAGAAGGACAGCATGACCAACGCACACGCCGAAACCGATCTGCCCACGGACACAAGGGAGTGCGGGTTTATGGGATGTGGCCGCGCCGAGTGCGCGGAGGCCTGCACCCCGGAGCCGCCCACCGAGGCCACGCGCGGAGCACGGATACAGGCAGTCATGACCCCCGCGAGTGTTTCTGCGCAGATCGCCGAGGCGTTCCGCACATACGCAGCCGAACGGTACGAGGCTGCGCTCAAGAACCCCGACATTCCGTGGTTGGAGCAGCCAGGATTCCTCGCACGCCAGTACCGGAAGGTCGCTGATGATCTGCGCGCCCAGGCGGATCGCATCGAGGCCACCGCTGACCCCGAGCCCTCACCCCATCCAGTGACCGAAGCCGACGTGGAGGTGGCCGCACGGGCCATGTTCGAAGAGCCCGGCGCGGTCGACCCCGCTTCACCGGACTACATGACGTGGGCCGAGGTGACTGCGACAGACGCGACGCGCGCCGAGATCTGGCGAGAGGACGCCCGCCGCGTTCTCGAAGCGGTGGAAGCCGCCCGCAAGGCTGGGGGCGAGTGATGGGCGCCTGTGTGTTCTGCCAGAAGATCGAAGAGGGATCGGTCGCGCACGAGAGCGAGCGCGTCTACAGCTTCGAGCCACTCAACCCGGTCGTCCCCGGTCATCGGCTGTTCATCGTCTACGACCACTTCGCCTACCCGCATCACGAACCGATCCTTGCGGGGCTCGCGTTCTCCGCGGCCGCGCGCCATGCGGGCGAGCAGGGCGGCGCGTACAACCTGATCGTCAACGCCGGCGACGCCGCGAGCCAGACGATCTCGCACGTCCACGTCCACTACGTGCCCCGCGAACGGCACGACGGCCTGCATTTGCCGTGGACCGACGACGAGAGGTGGAGCAGCTGATGGACCACGTCTACTACCCCGAGCAGTACAAGGCGTTCCGCGCGAACACCGAGAAACACGAGATGCGGGTGCTCCACGAGGACGGCCTCTACCGTCACCTGCGGTTCGCCGAGCCCGGCACGGGGATCTGGCACTTCGACATCATCACCTGGCCCGGATCGCTCGCCATCCGGGGCGACATCGGCGAAGGACTCATCTTCACCCGCATCGACGACATGCTCGACTTCTTCGACACCGGCCGCCGTGGGCCCGGCGAGATCAACGCCACGTACTGGGCGGAGAAGCTCGACCGGGGCTCGCGATCGGTGAAGGAGTTCTCCGACAAGGCGTTCCAGGACTGGCTGCGCGACGGAGAGCACGGTGATCTCGTCGTCGAAGCCGAGGGTGAAGTGGGCGACACTGGCAGCGCCATCGCGTTCCTCCGTGACCACGACATCGAGTGGGACAGCGAAGACCCCGAGTGCTGGCAGGACTACGAATACCACTTCATCCTCGCCCTGCACGCGATCCTCTGGGGCGCGCAGACCTACCACGCGGCACAGCGGGCCAACGCGGCCGAACGGCCGAATCGCCCTCGACCTCGCTACACCCAGGATGTCGGCGGGACCTTTACACGCCTCCGGTCGTGGTCCAAGCGCTCGCAGACCTGGACCGGGCCGGCTCGAACCCCACGAACGGCAGCGCGACATGACCACGATGCTCGTGGGTGAAGTCCTTCACGGGTCGGACGACGACCGGATCGCATGGTGCGGCGCGACCATCCCCAGCGATGCGCTCCCGTGGGACGAGAGCATGGAGGGAACGCCGACATGCCCGACCTGCAAGGCTCACGACCTGGACGGGGCTCTTGCGGAGGCAGCCGCGCTTCTGCGTGAGCAACTCGACACCCGTGCGGTCGCAGGCCCCTGCGGCCACCTGCACCTGATGGGGCGCGGATCTCGTGACCCGATCCTGATATCGCATCTCGCCGCGATGCCGAGGGGCTACCGGTTGGTAACGCCGACGCCCGAGCAGATCGTGGGCCTGCTGATCTACAACCGCCGATGTGACCTATGCACACCGACCCACACACCGACTGAGAGGCAAGAGCCATGACGATCGCAGCGTACGAGTACAAGCGCGAGCAGGCGCAGATAGCTCGCCGAGAAGCGGAGGAGCTGCGCGACCTCCATATGAGCGCGAAGTGCGGGCTCGATCTGAGGATGAACTACGGAACGCGTGACGTGCCTCGACACATCGTTCTCCGGATCGCGGACCAGTTCCCGATCTGGGCAGCTGAGTATGACGCACTCGCGGACAGGCTGGAGGCGGAGATGGCCGCGATGCTCGTCTCAGACCACACGGACGGTGCTTCATGAGCGGGCGGCGCGGCGCAGTACGCGGCAAGGCGCAGCGAGCCATCTGTCCTGAGTGTGGCGCTCACTCGCCAGGCATCGACGTACTTCCTGCATCCGCACAACATCGAGCGCGGCCGTCGCTGCCGCGGATGGATGATCGGCAAGGAATCGCTGGTGCACGAAACGACCGATCCGTCGTCTCCCTCGGATGCCGTACACCAGGCAGGGGGCGAGTGATGGCTACCTCGGTTTTGGTTTGGTGCTGGGTCGCTATCGCGGGGTTCGGTGCATGCTGTGCCGCGATCACTGCGAATCAAAGCGCCAAGAGGAGGCTGTGGGGGTGGATGACCGTAAGTATCCTTGCCTGCGCATTCCTCTTAGTGATGTCGGGATTCCTGGCTGTTCTGGCTGCGGATGCCGTACGAGAAGGAGGGGAGTGATGACAGTCTCGATCGTGTTCGAGGTGCGGACGACACCGGACGAACCGCTGCACGCGATGCTCTCCGAGATAGACACCCTTCCGCACTGGGAGCGCCAGCTGATGATCGGTCGCGTGATGCGGTTCCGCGCCGATCAGATCGTGGAGGAAGCCGCAGGCGCTCTCGCCGTCCAAGCAGCCGAGGATCGACGCCAGGCCAGAATCCGAGCCACCCGAGAGCGCAACAAGACCTCGTCCCCGACCCCGGAAGATCCCCGCCATTCCTGAGTCCCCCGAGCCGAAAATCGACCGGTCGCACCTAACGCGCGCGGGCGGCCTTCATCGCGCCGACGTGGCTCATTCCGACTGCCGCGCCGATCTCGCGCCACGTGTGCCCCGCCGCCCGCGCCTCGCGCATCAGCTGGGCCCGGCGAGCCGGCATCGCGTTCATGCGCGCCTGGAACGCCTGGAGCGTCTCGATCGAGTCATCCGTCACGGTAACCGAGGTTACCAGACGTGATAGGTTGGAAACCTGAGTTACCACCCGGAGGAGCGATGCCGACCATCCACGTCAGATGCCCCATGTGCCACCTGCTGAGCATCCGCGACGTCGACGACCCGAGTCCCTACGCCTGCCCGCACGACGACTGTGCCGAGCTCGCCGCGCAGCATCGTGCCGCGCAGTACTCCATGGGCGGCATCCAGGCCGTCGCACCCTTCAGCCCGTACCCTCGGCCCAGCTGGATCTACTACCTCCGCTTCGGCGACCGGATCAAGATCGGCACGACCGTCACTCGCTCGCCGCCTCACCGCGCTCCCTCACGACGAAGTACTCGCCCTCGAACCAGGCTCCTACGACCTCGAGCGGCGACGGCATGCCGAGTTCGCCGTGTTCCGCGTCGAAGGACAGCGCGAGTGGTTCCGCAGGGCCACAGCACTCCTCGCCCACATCCAGGACCTCCGCGACGAGCACGGGCATCCGGCCGACATCATCAGGGCCGCAGCATGATCATCACCGACCGTCTAGGCGCCGCCACGCACATCGACGCTGAGCACGCCGCCGATCCAGAGGCATTCGGAGAGGTTGCAGCACGGCTCACTCGCGAGATCATCGAGACAGGCGAGGGTATCGGGGCATTCATCCGACCCGAGAGCGTCTGGGTCGAGAAGAAACCGAACATGCTGCCCACGGATCAGTTCGTGGTGGAGGCGCAATGGTCACCCGACCCTGAGACGGGCGTCGAGCTTCGAGGCGGTCCCGCGGACGGCGAGGTGATCCATCTTCGCCGCGAGAACGATGGTCGACCCTTGCCCGTCCTCACGGTGCCGGTCGCGGCGTCCGACAAGTTCGGACTGACGAGCACGGCGGAATACTCGCGAACGGGCATCGACAGCGAGCGTGACATCTGGGTCTACTCCTACAGGACGACCGCATGATCGTCATCGACCCCCGCAAAGGCGGGCAACACATCGACCAGATCCCCGACACTGCGTACGTCCCACTCTCAGCCGCCCACCTCCTCATCGGCAAAGCACGCGTCACCGTCTACCGCTGGGTCAACGAAGATCGCCTCGGCACCCGCGACATCGGAAGCATCGGCAAGGCCATGAAGCAGTACGTCCGAGCAGGGGACGTCAGAGAACTCGCCGCCCGTCAATGGCGACGCACACGACATGCCCCGAAACCGCTCCACCCCACCGATGAAACAATGAGATAGCATCCATCTAGATGGTGGCGAAGTCTGCCCACCACGAGACACTTCAAGCCCCGGACCCGCCAACAAGCGACCGGGGCTTTTCTCATGCCCAGACGCAACCCCCACGCGCCAACGCTGACACCGGGATCGAGTCCCTGAAGCACACGAACGAGGTGAACCCATGCCCACCTCCGCAACGTTCGACACTGCCCTTGCGCGTGAGTACTTCGATGAAGGCTTCTCGTGCCGTGCGATCGCGGAGAAGCTCAGTGTGGCTCCGTCGACGATTTCTCGCTGGGCCAGGGGCGAGGATCTGCGGTTCGACCGGTCGCAGACGGCGATGGCTGTTCGGGCTCACACGATCGATCTGGCGGCAGCTCGTCTCGAGATGACGCAGAAGCTGATGGTGTCCGCGAACGATGCGTTGGACGAGCTGGACCAGCCGTACGTCGTGTACAACTTCGGCGGCCGCGACAACGTCTACACCGAGCACACGCTCGATGGTGCGCCGGTTGATGCTCGCGCGAAGGTGCACGCTCTGGCGAAGGTCGCGTTCGACGCGGCGACGCGGATCGTCGAGCGGGACAGCGGCGGTCTCGATACTGCGGTCGGCGTTCTCGATTCGTTGGCCGGCACGCTGACGGCGGCGGCCGAGATGCTGCGTGCGAACGAGGCCGCCGAGTCCACCGATGGGGCTTAGTCAGGCAGCGCTCGACGCTCTGCTGAGGAAGATTTCAGCGAAGCAGCTGCTCTCCATCGTCGATTCCGCGCAGCGGCGCATCGCGCTGTGGTCCGGGTCGGTGTCGGCGGGGAAGACGTTCGCGTCGCTGATCGCGTTCCTTATCGCTCTCCGCAACGCACCGACGAACGGTCTGATCGTCATCGTCGGCAACTCGATCGACACGATCTACTCGAACGTGATCAGCCAACTGCTGAGCGTCGAACTGTTCGGCTCGGCCGTCGTCGCGCAGATCAGCTACACCCCGGGTGCGACGAAGGCGATCATCCTTGGCCGCGAGGTGCTGCTGGTCGGCGCGAAGGATGCTCTGTCCGTCGGCCGCATCCAGGGTAAGACGATCGCGTTGGCGTACGTCGACGAGGCGACGCTGCTCAAGGAACCGTTCTGGGACATGCTCGTCACCCGCCTCCGTGTGCGGGGCGCGCGGCTGCTCGGCACGATGAACCCGGCGTCGCTGAACCACTTCATCCGAACGAAGTGGATCTTGAAAGCGGACGTGCAGGACGTCATCCACTTCCACTTCACGATGTACGACAACCCGTCCCTCCCGGACTGGTACATCCCGCAGATGGAACGTTCGTTCGCCGGCGTGTTCTACGACCGCATGGTCAAGGGCATCTGGACGAACGCCGCGGGCGCCGTATACCCGATGTGGAATCCCGCGAAGCACGTCATCCCATTCGAGGCCATGCCGCGCGTCACGCGGATCATCGGCACAGGGATCGACTTCGGCACAACGCACGCGACATCCGCGATGATGCTCGGCGTCACCGCAGAGGACCGCCCCCGCCTGGTGATGATGGACGAGTTCCGGTACGACCCCGCCGACCACGACGGGCAACGTCTCGCACCGTCGACGACCGCCGCGAACTACCGCACCTGGCTCGCCCAAGCGCACCACCCGCAGCCGTCGCCGCTGCGTCCCGAGTTCCAGATCATCGACCCCGCGGCCGCGCACTTCCAGGAAGAGCTATTCAAGCTCGGCATCACCACCTGGCATGCCGATAACGACGTTCTCCCCGGCATCGCGACGATATCGAGGCTGCTTGAGAACGACCTCATGGTCGTGACCGACAGGTGCAAGGGCTGGGTATCTGAGGTCACCGAGTATCGGTGGTCCGACAAAGCCACCGCCGAGGGCAACGACGAACCGGTGAAAGAACGCGACGACTCACTCGACGCGGGCCGCTACATCACCCACACCGCCCGCCAGTCCTACGAATACGACATCGCCGCCTGAGAAGGGAGACGCATGCCTCTCCCCCTCGAAGGATCAGTCTTTCCTCCCCCTCAGCTCACGCCCGGGTTCCAGAAGATGCGCGAGCACGCCGCCTGGTATTCCGGCGACGTCGACGAACTCCGCACGATCTACGGCGGCATCGCAGGTTCAGCGACCCACGTGCACGGCGGCCGGCCGATGCGTGGCGGGATCGCCGGGTTCATCTCCCGCACCTGGTGGGGTCGCCCGCTCGTGTCAGGCGAGGAGCGCACCGCACTGCACATCCCGATCGCCGCGAACCTCGCGACCCTGTCCAGCGACCTGCTGAACGCGGAACCCCCGACGTTCGGTGTCCTCGGCGACCGGGACAAGAAGACCCGCGACTCGACCGAGCAGCGCCTCGACACGATCATGAACTCCGCGCACGCCCACGTGATGCAGAACGAAGCGGGTGAGATCACCGCGGCGCTCGGCGGTACGTACTGGGTCGCAGACTGGGACACGAACGGCCCGTACGAGTACGTCCACCCTCGAGCGGTTGACGCCGACACGGCCGTCCCCACGTTCCGCGGTGGGCAACTCCACGAGGTCACCTTCTGGACCCGCATCGACGACGGCAAGAAGGTGTGGCGGTACCTCGAGCACCACGAGCCTGGCAAGATCACCCACGCCCTGTTCCTCTCGACCGACGAGTCTCGTCTCGGCGCGATGGTTCCGCTCACCGCGCGGCCCGAGACCGCGCACCTCGCGGAGCTCGCCGGCGCCGTGTTCGATGGTGTGTCGACGGTCGTCCTGACGCACATCGA